CTCGGCGAAAAACGTCACGTTGTCTGAAAGGCCGAGAAAGTGTTTCTTGTAGGCGCTCGGTCCAACCTTGCATGTGACGGACAATTCCCGGCTGCTGTCGAAGTTGCCCAGTGAGCAAAGCCCCTCGATCGACAGGATGTATCCGCCGGTGATGCCGTTGTAGAACACGACGCGGCGGTTGATCTCGAACATGTCCGCGGCCTTGGACAAATTGCGAGACGCAACGTCGGCGTCGGGTTCGCAACCAACCAAGAATACGGAAAGTGCCAAGATGACAATAACATTTAAATAACTCTTCATGGAACAGCCTTTCTGGACGAAAGGCTGACTGGAATTATTAACAACCCCTTGCCATTCTAAACGGGCATAGGTGCGAGGTCTTACGACGAAGGTATTAGGCCGCTGCCGCCTTGGCAGGGCCGAGCTTGGCAACGGCAGCCTTGGCCTCGGCCAATTTGTCCGATGCCGCCTTGTCTTTCGGCGAATAACGCTTCTCGTTCTCGAAACGCGCAATCGCCGAATTGAGCGACGTAACGACATCGGTGTCGACGAATGAGATTTGCTCCGGATCGGGCGCAAAATCCCAAAAAGGTGTCGCCAATGCCGCCTCGATATTCCAACGGGTTTCATGGCCGTCGGACTTGTCTTTCACGAGCTTCGGCCCATCCATCGCGACCGGTGAATGCGCCGACAGCCATTTCAGGAAGGCCACACGCCGAACATAGTTGCGCGGCATGGCGTCCAGCAGTTCCTGAGCATAGGAAAGATCGCCATGCTCCTGATAGTGCTGGATGGCCATTTCCGCGCATTGGCGCGCATACTTCATGGACGAATTTGTGGCCTTGACAAACGCTGCCAAAGCCTTGGTAAATGCGACTTTCGAAGGTGTGGACATGTAGATACTCCCATAGCAAATACTTAATTGCAGAAGCACCCATGCCCGCATAGAATGGCAAGGAAAAATATGGATCAATTACCCGGCAAGTACCATAGCTGATAGAGACAAAACGCCCCATACAACCCGAAAGCCACATGGAATTTAAGCGTTAAACCCGTCTAAGCTACTCGCCTCGCACCCTTGGCCGAAATGCTCACATGATCGAGTTGGAATTTTGGAATTGCACCACATAGTCCAACCGGGCCATTTCACACGCCGGATAGGCATTCATATAGGGGTAAGTCGATTGCCGCTGGACAGATTTCCAGCTTTCATACTGTATACAACCGACAGTTGCATCCTATACCGGGTTTACAGGGCTATTGATTAATGCCTGTTAATTCAGGTCACGACGGACTTGCCGCCGCAAACAGCCAACACCGAGGTAGTTGAATTACTCCAGTCCGAAGACTGGCCTAAGCCAAAGCCTAGGGTAAAGCGGCCAGTCGCCTAGCCGCTTCGCTTTAGACTTGAGCGCCCTTGGGACGCATTCCACCTTTGACAAACCCCCATAATTTAGAGGGTTTACCCCTAGGGGACATATTATCCCAAACGCTTCTCATATGCGGGCCATAAGCCATACTTGCCCGCATTTTCGCGGCATTGCGAATAGCAATCTTCTCTCGCAAAGCCACGCGCTCCTTCTTACCTAAGCGCATTAGCTTGTCCTTTCTAGGGCCGTAGCCCTTGGGTTTTACGCCTTGCGGCCACCTCACCGAACAATCGCCATTATACAGGACCAATCCGATAAGGGGAAACTATTTATACTAATGATACCATACACTTACCCTCTATATTAGAATACTTCTAATAAGACCGCTTGCGACTTAGTATCATTCTAATCTATACAGGCAAGCTGAACCGCTAACACCTAGGGCAAGCAATATGGCCTAGGACGGGCTAGGGCTGTCACTGATGCTAGGGAAGGAATAGGCAGGTAGTCTAGGCTAGGCAAAAAAAGAGACCGCACTAGGCGGTCTCTAAAATAGGTTTGAGGGAAGGGCTATTCTTTGGCCTTGTTCCGCAAGGCGGCAAACCGGCCATGACTGGTCCGTTCCGCCCAAGCGGGATTGACCCTAGCGGCCCGACTGTACCCCCGAGGGTCCATTCCTTCCGGGATAGGCGTCAGGTTGGGCTTCACAAAGACCGGCTTCCGTTCGGCCACTGGATCAGGGATAGCAAAACCAGCCTTCCGGTTGTGCGCCATTGCCGGCGAGTTGACTTGTTCAAGTACTGCCAGCGCGTCGTCGTTGTACGTCCGAATATACTGCGAGCGTTCGACGGCCAATATCTGTTCATTGTTCAGCATTATATTATCCTTCCAAGTAAGTGTTATTGTACCAGACCAAGGCAGCATACTCCGCAACCTGTAATTCGCGGTATTCGCCTTGGTCCACCATTTCGCCGGTAGTCTTATCGAGTACTTGCAAGGCGTACTTGCTGCCGTTGTACTTGATGGTTGCTAAGGTCGGTCCACCATTTATTAAGTCATACAGCATTGTGCAAGATGCTGTCCAATGAGAACCAAGGTTACGCATGGATTTATCCTCTATTTGGTTTGTACTAATAGGATACTAAGCCTATTCCAATCGCATTGCAAGCGTACTGTGTAGCCCTAGGCATACGCAGGGCAATGACTGGTAGTACCTAGGGCAGAGACTAGGTGGACCTGCTCCATCACCCTCGCAACCACTGGCACCGCCGAGCAATCGCGGGAAGCGGCGGCCATGCCCAGCATTCCTTAGCAGGTGCTAATATATGAAAGGGTAGGGGGAGGGTTTCCCAAAACGACTTCGGGGGTACCGGGGGGTGGGTAGGTGCGAAGACCCTACTAGATCCCGAAGGAACTCCCAGTGAAAAACTGTGGCACTAAGTAGTTGATATCATTACATACTTAAAAATAATTGAAAATAAATTAAAATATTTTGTCACAAAAGTTGCATTAAATGGGTCTATACATAGTAATGTATTTCTATAGTATCCTAACAGGGAACTAACGAGGGACTAAAAACGGGTACTGAGGAACCCTAACGAGGTTAAATTAAATGAACGATGAGTTGAATAGAAACGCTAAGGTAGATCACTACGCTAGGATGCGAGGAAAAGCTATAGACTTCTATATGAGAGGCATGACTAAAAAGGATGCCTTATTGAAGGCTGGCTACTCAGAGTCAGTGGCGAGTACCGATGCTAAGAGCGTGTTTGATCGGGAAGATGTGCGGGAAGAGATCGCCCGCAGGCAGAAGAATTTGGCGAAGAAGGCTAATGTTGATGCAGACTGGATTGTTAGGCAACTAAAGGCTATCGCTGAAGCGGAGGTTTCGGACCTCCTAGAGATCGATGCAGAAGGTGTTGTTACACAAGACTTCCGAAATCTAACACCTGAGTTGCGTAAGGCTATTAGCGGCTTCTCTATTAAGTCGTATAAGAAAGGGCGCGGTCAGTATGCGATCCCAGTAACAGAGATCAAAATTACATCCTCTGATAAACTTCGGGCTATCGACATGCTGGCACGTCATTTAGACTTCTATAATGACTCTGTTAAAATAGAAGGTGAGGTCAGTTTGGTGGACCGTATCTACGAAGGTCGGTCGCGTGCTTCCAGAGACTCTTCCTCTGAAGACAGCACACACCCTTGACCGGGTATGGGTGGGCAAACTTGATAGAGAGTAGAAATGGCAATGAGTCCTAACGATATGTTAGCTATTGAAATGGGAAAATACTATGACGACCCGCTGGGTTATGTCATGTTTAATTTCCCGTGGGATACTGATCCCGCTCTCAGGATGGTTGAGCTTCCTGAAGAATACAAGAGCCGGTTCCCCAACTGTCAATACGGACCCGATAAGTGGGCCTGTGAGTATTTGGATGAACTTGGTGAAGAGATTAAGAAGCGCGGGTTCAATCGCACAAAGAGTGTTGCGCCTATCAGGTTCACCACCGCTTCGGGGCATGGTATCGGTAAGAGCACGCTGGTGGCATGGCTTATTATGTTCATCTTAGACACGCGCCCTAAGTCAAAGGGCGTGGTCACCGCCAACACAGGTGAGCAGTTACGGACTAAAACATGGGCGGAGCTCGCTAAGTGGCACTCTAAGGCTCTCACTTCGCATTTCTGGAAGTATACGAGCGGTCGTGGTGCCCTGTCAATCTATCGGATTGGCCCGTCAGATATTATGGCGAACTGGCGATGTGACGCGCATACGTGTAGGGACGAGAACGCAGAGGCTTTTCAAGGGCTGCACGCCGCTGACTCTACACCGTTCTTCATATTCGATGAGGCCTCCGGTATCTCAGACAAAATCTGGGAAGCGCGATTTGGTGGAGCTACTGACGGAGAGCCTATGTCATTTGACTTCGGTAATCCCACCCGTAAGAGCGGGTATTTCTATGAGAATACAGTAGGAGAGTTTCGTAACCGCTACATTGTTAGGTGCATTGACAGCCGGACGGTACAAATTACCAATAAGCCGCTTATTGAAGAGTGGAAAGAAGACTGGGGCGAAGATAGCGATTTATTCAAGGTA